CCAGGATACATAGTCCTGGGTAGGGGATCTATGACGCATAGTTTATATCTACATCAAGACTCACAGGTCGTACAGGTGTTCAACAAAGCTCTGTTGAACTTCTGTGCGGCTGACATACTGAACTGATAGTAGATAGATTTCATTCCCAGTTCATGGGCTGTCAGATAGAGTTGGTTGATATCTTTCGTTGGGGTATCTGGATGGACTAGGATATTGATAGACTGTCCTTGATCGATATACTTCTGACGTTGTGCTGCTTGCTGGATGATGGTAAGCTGAGAGATCTCTTGCCAGGTCTTGAATACTTCTTTATCTTCATCTGAAAGACCTTCAAGATGTTGCACAGATCCATCATTGACGAGTATTGATTGCCAAGTCGCTTCATTATCAAGACCTTTCTCTTGTAGGACTTTAGTGAGTAAAGGGTTACGATAGGTCGTCTTGATCTTGGCGAGATCTTTGATGTAGTAGTTGCTGCGGATAGGTTCGACTGATGGAGATACACCACCTAAGATGAAAGAAGAGGACTTGGTGGGTGCTACACTTTGTAGGCAAGTATGGCGCCTGCCATATCCCTTAAGGACCTCTGGTTCACCATAACGAGTAGCCATCTCACGAGATGCTGCGTAAGATCTTTCTTGGATGGTCTTGAAGAGCTCGTTGTTAAGCTGCATCGCTTGGAAAGATTCAAAAGGTGTGTGTTTATACTGCAAATAAGAGTGCCAACCGAGGACGCCTATACCGATAGCACGGTGGCGAGAAGCAAATCGGTGTGCTTTCTCCATCATGGGGATAGATTTACTCTTCTGGATAAACTCTTCCATGACAGCATCAAGGAAATACGTCATGGTTTCGACAGCATCAGTCTCTTTCCATTCATCAAAGTAAAGTGCATTCATGGAAGACAAGCAACAAACGAAGGATTCCTCGAGTGATGATGGGAGGGCAATTTCACTGCAGTTGCCTGTATTAACCCCATTAAAAATGACTCGGTGTCTCAGCGGTTCATTACAACAGTAAGTATCTTCTTTTTCAGCGAGTTCCCAGACACTCTCGACAGAAACATAACGGTATGCACTTCGATTAGGGAGTCTCTTCTCAATAAACAGACGATGAAATTTGATCCCTAAGTCAAGGAGTTTTTGCGACTCCGTGCTACTAATTATCAACCTGTAACACCTCTTAGACAAGAATTCCCCGTAGTCACCAGAACCATCATTAAGAGGCAACCAGGAAACTCTTTCATCATGCATGAGTTTTAGTTTAGAATGCACACCTAGTGTGCTAAGCATGTCCTGTACTTCGATTAAGAAATCTTCGTTTATTGAAGTTGCAACGATCTGTTCGTTAGCATCGTTTCGGTATATGGTACCATCGGCATCCAGATACCCGGCCAACCATTCCAATCTTGACTTAATCGTGTATTCATGATTAGGGACGAAGAATTTATCTCTTAGTCCTTTCATTCTTAGGGTGATACGGTCAGCAGAAGTGGAGAAAGCCTCATTGATGATATTCCCGGTTATATGCGGACGCAATGCTTTCTTCTGGTGGTAGAGGTAAATGAGGTTAGCTCCTTTGAAATAACAACCGTCTCCCGTGTAGAAACCATTAGTGTAGGCATCCTCTAATTCTAGAGTGCCTTCCATAATGGGTAAAGACCATTTATCCAGTTTGAAACCATGTTGCAATTCGAGTGTGTTCATGACAACGGGATCTTTGGAGTAATCATTCTTAACGAACCATTTGTGATACCCGGTACACTTGATCTCACGACCATTGGAGAGTTTTACCAGATAGAGTTGTTGATTCTCACCTGTCTTAACAAGTTGTACGTTAGGTGACCATTCTTCACCATTCCAGACCGTGACATATTCACCAACATGTTCAGCTATCGGTGTATGACCATACTCTTTGGTGAGGATAGTTGTATCACCAGAGACACAGAGGTTACTGGCATAAATCGTCATGTCTTTGTCTTTATAGACATCAGGCTTCTGATTATTGACATTGTCTTTGAAGAAGAGATAAGGGATACCAGATTCAGCTTTACGCTGTAGGACTTTAGCCCAGATACGACGTTTCTCTTTATCCCCATCTTTCATTTCTTGTAACCACTGATCTCCGATGCATACTCCGTAGTACATGAGCTGGATGGGATTGCCTTCTTTGTGGATATCGAGCCATTCCTCGATATCAGGATGCTCGATATCGATATAGCCTGCAAATTGACCCTTACGAGAGTTTCCGCACTGTAAAATACGACCATTTCGACGAACCATTAAAATACCAGTACGTACCGTGGCGCAATAAACTTTACCTGTGTATTCTTTCTTAACGGTTTCAATACTATCACCTTTAACCCAACCGATATATCCGAAACCAACACGATATAAATCTTGTTTTCCTTCATCCTCTCTTTTAAGAACAGACAATCTTGTTCTTAGAAAAGCCATAGAACCAATGGTCTGCGCTATATCGGCGTTTATTTTAGAGGTGGTGTGATACACTCTAAAACCGTTTTCTGATGTTGTCCCATCCCAAAGAGAAAGCTCATTGATAAATTCATAACACCATTTTCGAGAAATACGAGAAATATCAACCCAAGAAAAATCTTCTTTTTTCAACTCTTCGATATAAGGGACAGAGATTTCTGTCACACCGTCTGCGTTTTCACTAACTTCTGGTTTTAGGCCAAGCTGTTCACATATCACCAACAACCTGTCTATCTTTCTTGATTTAACGAATCGAAAACGAATTTTCCGATTCGGACCATCTTTACGACCATCTGCTTGAAATGCTATTCTGAATCTGTCAGCGAATGATAAATCAGGACCATCATAAGCAGATTCACCTGAAACGTACATCTTGTTCCAAGTACCTAATTTAAGGTCTTCCGCTTTGACGATTTCGGTTACTCCAGGCCAGTATTTACCAACTTTACCGTTTGTGTTACCACCTTGTTGTTCAATAACCATGCGGTGATTGGGAGTAACAGAAATATCAATAAGAGAGTCTTTTTTCTTACCTTTAAATTGATACATCACACCAGAATAATCTTCTTCGATTAATTCATAATGCTCGGTAAATGAAATCTTACCAAAGGTATCGACCTGGGCTAGTTTATCTTCACCTTTCTTGACATCTCTGAAATCTTTAAAACCATTACTGGTCAGTACTTCAGTACCTTCTTCGTAACAGGTACCCTGCGAGATAACATCGATAACCGTATCGAAGAGTTTAGCGAAGTTAAAGGAACCATCAGAATGACCGTTGTCTTTGATCAGAGCACCACGTGGACGGATAGCACCGAAGTAGCCAGAAGTACCACCACCGGTTTTGCTCATCATACCCACTTCAGCAGTGGTACTCATGATGTCGTAGATAGAGTCGCCTATGTAGCTACCGAAACAGTTATGGACGATCACACCCGCACAAGAGAAAGAATGGTCTTCTTCTACGGTAAAGTCGTATACATCTTCTACTCTATCGGTTTTCTCCAAAGAAAGGATAGAATAGTATTCGATACCATCATTAGCAACAACCACATTCTCGTCGATGACATGGTCTTTATCATTTTTTAAGATCTCGTTATTGACAGCAACTAAATGCTTATTGATGTCCAGATCTTCTACTTTCACCCATCCTTCTTGAGTAAGGACTGGGTGATTACCCGTGATATAAAGCTCATCAATCTCAAGGCTTACTTTTAACCGATAGATATCGTCTTTATCTTTGGTTGGGATCACTTTGGTGACAGGACGATAGCGGTTCTTGTGGGTAAGGACCATATCACCTACCACGATATCTTTCGCTTGTTTACCGCCATTGTTGGTATTGATCCAAGTGTCTCCAGTAACACAGCTAATGGGTAACCCTCTATCTAAACCAAAGTTACTCCAGATAGGTGAAGCTAGCGAGTAATAGCCTCTTGCCATGTAGTGGTAGAATTTATCAGCAAAGCCTGGGTAGTCTAGTAATTTCTCAGCGTGGCCTGCGATATATCTTACCCGATCTTCAGGTTCTGTACCTTCCAGAAGGTATCCACGGTGAAGAAAGATCCGTGAGGATTCATTCAACCAAGCAAAGTCAGGACGATTTACATTTGTGTCTAACATAGATAAACATTTCCTTAGATGAAGTTAAAAAATGGATAAAATGCCTGTATAAGACAGTAGTCAAGGAGGATCTCACATCCTCCTGATTATAACATATTTGACTTACCCAGATAGTGCTCTTGATAGAGCTTATTGAGCTCGAATAAGTCAGGGAGATTGAAGAGATGATGCATGAATTCGACAGCATTAGCATGACCTCCAGAGAGGTTCATGCCTTGGATCTTGCGTGTTAAGGTAGGAACACCTTGGATAGAGAGGAGTTCTTTAGAAGTCGTCTCTCTGGAGATATTTAAAGCGACACCATTACTAGGGTAAGCTGCTGAGATATCAGAGTCTGCACAGTGTGTTCTGATCTTGGTATAGAACTTACCTTTCTCGAGATACCATTTGGATTCTTTTAAGAGCATCAGGTGTGCTGCTAATGTCGATATCCAATCCAGTCGATTGACTTGTTTCTGGTCTAATGGCATCGTGACGTTAGCCGATGTCCCCGGTGCATAGCCTCTATCGATCAAGAATCCATATAACTTATCCCAAGTTCTTCTGGGTTCAGAGGAGTAGATCTTGAAATGAGAGGTCTTTAAAGCTAGTGGCATAGTGATCGAGAGATCATAAGTACGTTCATCTAACATCTCAATAGAGACACAGTCAAAGACGTTGTAGATGATGTACTCAAGCGGAAAGTTCTTCTGCAGGAAATTGTGCCATTGGATCGAGTTGGATTTAAGATGATCAGCTTCTTTGAACTTGAGTTTTCTAATCCCTAATTCTTTATCTAAGATAGCGTCCAATGCGTAAGAAGGTTCATCTTGTCCGGATTTACGGATCTGGTAATACACCTGCATCGCATCTATGAAATAAAAAGATGCAGGGACTTCTACCCAATGCCAGCGTTGTGCTGGCTTCATTGGGGTAAGTGTTCCATCTTCTTTTTTGCGATATAATGGCCCTTCATGGTACTTGATGTACCTAGACTCTGCTGGTACTAGAGGATCTGATAATACTTGTCCAGCATCTATGTCTTCATCTTTGAGATCTTCCAAGATCTTTGGAAGATCAAAGTTGATATTCCAGATAGCGACGATGTCAGGTGACCATAAGTGTGCTCTTTTAAAGACCTCAATAATCGCTTGCCCTGCTGTATCAACGAACACTAACTCCCACTCGATCTTTCTTTGCTTTTTGACGTCTCCTAGATAGAAGTCAAATTTCTTATATAACTCAGCTTTGGCATCATAAATCCCTTTAACAAAGTCCTTCACTACAGCAGTGACGACTTTGTCTTTATAAGAAAGGGTTGCGATGATGGTTTTATTGGTTCCATGTAAGGTATCTGTCTCGATATCAAATACTGCAATATCAAAAGGAGAGAACTTATCGTACTTCTTCTGATACTGCCATTTAAGATAACTACTATGTTCGTAGTCAGTACCATAGACGTAAGGATTACCATAGACCTCGTTAGGATGACCTTTATGCCAGAGCATACCAAGTGTTCTTTTAAGGTCAAAGAACTGTTCTCTTCTGGTAACGGTTCTTTCCTCAAGGTTTTCTAATGGTGCTCTTTCTTTTTTCTGCTTATAATTACGTTGATTCATCTTGGCAACGTAATAAGGTCTTTTGTAGTCTTCAATGAGCATCACTCTCTTGGTAGTACTGTCATCTTTGAGATAGACTTTCTCTTTGACTAGGTGAAGATCAGTAGGACCTTGGTCTATCGGGATGACAAATCTACATTCACGTGAGGTGATATCTTCTTTAGGGATAGGTTTATTAGTCATGGAGGACATATAAGGATTCCTGGTAGCGTATGGGGTATAAGCCTATGACTTTGAGGCTTCTTTACACCGGTTTAAAAAGGAGCATATACTTAGGGTCACTTGTTTAAACATTTCTAAGGAATACGCATGCGTAAGATAACAGACTTCATGCCAGAGATGAAAGATCTCACGATCTCTAATGAAGAGATCGTGATCGATCGTCAGTCCTCTGGCTTTTTTAAAGAGCTGGTAGCATTGATCCAGCATTGGCGAAATAATCCCACTGAACTTGTGCTTGTCAATAAGAGTATCTATGATTTCACTGATGAAGACTTCTTGAAAGCACCTGACAATGAAGCTTTTGCTAAATTGGTGAAAAAACATACGGGGATGACTGCAAAACTCCATGTCGTAAAAGATAACGACATCAAAACAAGTGTAGCAAACACGATGATGTTTGCACCGGTTTTACATAACTCGATATTAGATATCCAACACGACATATTTGGTAAATACAATAAAAAGTTCTTTGATAAGGTCAGTGAAACTATCGAGAAAGACTACCCAGAAGGTTTCAAAGGTACAGTATCACGTAAGACAGGCAAAGTCACAGGAGACTTTACTAAGATACACAACTCTGTCTTTACTGGATATACATTCATTACCAGTAATGACTTCCCAGTAGAAGCAGTAGCTGCAGTTATCATGCACGAGATAGGTCATTGCTTTACTTTCATGGCAGCATTAGGTGTATGTTTCAGGACTAACGTAGTACTCCTGCAACTGATGTCTAATCTGAATAAATCCACCGATCTTAAAGAAAGGGAAGTATCGATCAGTATCGGACTTAAACATCTTAATGTCGATATGGATAAAGGATCTATCCAAGATCTGGCCCACCACTCTGATAAAGTGGTTGTTAGTATTGTTAGCGGTAATATTAATTACTTAAAGAGTATCTCTGACTCTGATCAATACGACCTTACCGCTGCTGAGCAGACTGCAGACCAATATGTCGCACGACAAGGTGGCGGCTTTGCTTTAGCGCAAGGTCTAGAGATCATAAATCGCTTGTATGATCCATCGATATTTAAGAAGAAAGCAGAAATACAGGCGGCACAGTTCATCGCTATCAACAGACGTATTTTCGAGGGTCATCCAGTTTTAGATGTCATCTTCACTATCTTTTCGATGCTTGGATGGCTCTATCTCTTCTTCAGGGACAGACCCATTGATGTTTATCAGGATATGGTAAATAGATACGACGTAGGTGTCATCCGTATCCAGCGGATACGCGAAGATCTAATCAACCAACTCAAGACCACTGGTAGTAAATCCAATCAGATCTTGCAGGACATCAAAGCGATCGATAGCGTCATCGCTTTGTATAAGACCGATGAAGCTTTTATCAGCAAGTTTCTTAAGAAGAGATTCCAGAAAGATCGTGCCAAACAAGCAGAGCTCGCAAGAGAACTTGAGTCTCTTGCCGCTAATGATCTTTTTGTCCTTGGACATGAGTTGAAGACATATTGAGTATATACTAAATATGTCGAAATTACATTACTGAAAAACTATTACTTAGAAGGAACACAAATCATGATCGATGTCAATCTTAACCGTGAGATAGAAGTATTATTCTCAGGTATTGATCCTACTTTAAAGAACAAAGCTATCTCCTTCGCAGCTGGTGCTGCTATCGGGAGAAAGATGCCTATCCCCAATGATAAACTGCAAGGCTCTGATGAACAGTACAACATCGAGCTCATCCAGCAATCTAACAAATACATCTCCATCATCAATGAACTGGTATTGGTCGATGTACCTTACACCAAAGCAGTACTTAAAGCTGTCTATGGCGTGCGATACAAAGCAAGATACCCTGATAGCATCATCACCAGTGAGAACGAATGCATCACTTGTGATCTCTTTGATATCCCCTCTCTCTTCAAAGAGGTTTGTACCGAAGGACTTAACCAAGTCAAAAAACAGATCGTTGCAAGCATTGATCTCATTGCTTCTGCTTTGATCAGCTATGATAGTGATACGATTGATACTGATGTCCCTGTAGAGTAAGCTATGGATATAAAAGCCATCCAGAGACAGTTTAGTCTAGATGATGATACTTCCATGTCAGCAGAGTCTCATCAGGAGTCTACTATAGTCACTCCTGATACTACTCCTACGATCACGTTAACAGAACCCCATCATGTCGATCTCTCTGACCCACACATCGATGAGTTAAAACGTCTACGTGATCATCTTAAAGAAGAAAGAGCGATCAACAAGTCTAGTGCTTCAGAGATCTTATTCCTCTTAGATGGAGACCACGAGATCCGTTTTGCCAATGAAGGGTACTTTACGGAGTATCCTTCAGAGATCGGATATCAAGAGACGATGGAAGATCTGACAGAGATCATCGAGAAGAAAGATCAAGAGACTTATCGTAGTCTGCAAGAGAGTATCCAAAAACAACTTGACGAACTTAAGCATCAAGACTATCGCCAAGTCATCATCCAAGAGAGAGATCTTTACAACAAGATCAAGTCTGTGATCTCTTTTAAAGAAGATATGTTTAAAAGCATAGACTCTGATCAAGTCTCTGTCCTCTATCAGTCATTAAACCTAGATGAGATTGATGCATTAAAGAAAGCATTGCTCACACGACCATCAGTAGAGTCGATGGATATTGAAACAGCACTGAGTACGGATATCTACACAGATCTTCTTGCTAAGTATGATGATATCATCGCACTTGGTATCGTGCTTGTTGAGAAAAGCTATCAAGAAGACCTTGTAGAGCAAGACGTATCTATTATGAAAGCTTATCTCAGTTTCATCTATCGCATGCAAGAGATCATCTATCAGAGACACCGATTGCACGTCTGGTTATCCCATCTGGATCACCAGAGTGAATATATTACGGATCAGTAGCAATATTTTGTCTAGATATAGTCCCCTGTCCCCACATCGGTCTTCTAAACCGATGACGTAAAAGCGTGGGATGGAAGTCGTGAGGTTCGATTCCTCCAGGGGGCTCCACCGAACATCTACGAGTGTCGTTGATGTAATGTACTGTTCTTAGGGTATGTTAAGATCAGTCGAGCCGTGTATCTGTTGGGTTCATGAACAGGTACATTGATTCTCCTTTTGATAATGTGATATTGCCCAGGGGTATCCCCTGGGCTTTTTTGCCGTGTATTCTTTTTTTAGATGTCATATCACTTTACTCCACACTAGTGTCTACCAATGACACTAGTGTGGATGTATGACGTCTATACGGACATCATTTTAATGAACACTAACAGTATTAAGGAGATTTATGGCAATCCAAAATGACATGATCTTATTCCAGAACGATTGGAATAAGTATCCCACAGCTACCATCCACCTAGAGACTACCAATACTTCCTTCTTAGAACTCGGTAAACTCTATCGGGATATGGGGATCAAGAACAATGCTTTTCACTTAGCACTAATCAATCCCATGTTGAAAGAGGTAGATCCCCATTCCAGTAATCTCACTGAACGTGAGATCGCAATGATCGCAGCAGAATGCAAGATCAATCCTTGGTACTACATGCGTGAAGTACTAAGAGCTCCTCCTGAGGGTGGTTTAAATCCACGCCCTGTAAAAGCTAATCGTTCTAACATAGCACTCTGGTGGTTATTCTTCAATCATTGTACGGTATATCTAGTACAACCCCGTCAGACAGGAAAGTCATTTAACACCAATGGTCTTTCTACATACCTCATGGACGTCAGATGTGATAACACCAAGATCAACCTCTTAACCAAAGATGATAGTCTTAGAAGAAAGACGATCGATAACATCAAAGAGATACTGGATTATCTTCCTGATTACTTGGATATGCGCATTAGAAAAGATGCCAACAATGGTGAGATGATCACCATCAACCAGAAGAATAACCAATATGCGACATTTGTAGCACAGGCTTCTCGTAAAGCTGCACTTAAAGTAGCTCGTGGTGATACAGCACCGATCTTCCACATAGACGAAGCTGCTTTTATCTCCAATGCATCTATTACTTTCCAGTCAGCACTCCCTGCTATGGGTGCTGCTATCGATATCGCCAAAGCAAATGGTACTCCTTATGGTGTAATCTTCACTACTACTGCTGGTAAAAAAGATGATCCTGATGGAAAATATGTCTATCAACAGCTCATGGAAGCGATGGTCTATGATGAGAGATTACTCTTTGACGTCAGTTCACAAGAGGAGTTAGAAGAAGTCGTCCGTAAACACAGTAGAGTCGATCGTAAGAAGAATCCTCGTGGGGTATACCGAGTCAACTGTACCTTCTCCCATAGACAGCTTGGTTACTCGGATGAATGGTTGATCGAAACCATGGAAAGAACCCAGTCTGAAGGTGATGATGCTAACCGCGATTACTTCAACGTCTGGACAGCAGGTAATGAAAGATCTCCGATATCTACCCAGGATGCTGAACTTATATCGCTATCTAAAGTAGAGAAGCCCAAGGAAGATGATATCCATAGCTACATCTTCCGTTGGTATGTAGAAGATGTCGATCGCTATATGAAAGATAACCACTGCATTATGGGTATCGATACTTCTGATGCATCAGGAGGGGATGATATCGCCGTAGTCATCTCCGATGTGAAAACCGGTAAAGTCATTGGTTGTGGTAACTACAACTACACCAACATCTTTGTCTTTGGTAAGTTCATTGAGTCTTTTATCTTGAAGTACACGAATCTTACTGTCATCATCGAAGCAAGATCCACTGGTGTAGGACTTCTAAACTACTTACTGATAGCATTACCTGCAAACAGTATCAATCCTTTCACCAGACTCTTCAACCGTATCGTCAATGAAAGATACGAGAGTGATGTTAATAAAGAGTACTATGAAGAAGCCATGCGCTATGGCAAAAGAGAAGATATCATCAACAAGTACAAGAAGTACTTTGGATATCCGACCTCTGGTGCTGGACTTTATTCAAGAGAGTCTCTCTATGGTGGGGTGTTCAGAAAAGCCATTAGTATAGCTAAAGACAAGATCCATGATATCGTGTTAGCTGATCAGATCCTAGGTCTGGTCATCAAGAACAACCGGATCGATCACGATGACTATGGTCATGATGACATGGTTATCGCTTGGCTTCTGACCCACTGGGTGATGAGTGAGGGAAAATCATTAGAGTCTTATGGTATCACGCCTTATGAGATCTACTCTCGTATCGCTGAGAAACCCATAGAAGAGATCCCTTACGAAGAACAAGTACAGAAGTACGAACAAAGAAAGATCCGAGAGAAGATGATCCAGCTCTATGATGAGCTGCAGAATAACAGAGACTACTACATCGGACTTAAGATCGAACAAGAGCTACGTAATCTCAATAAGAAGCTGATCTTGGAAGATCATGAGGTCTTCTCGATAGAGCAGCTTATACTGCAAGCTAAAGATAAGAGAAAGTCTAGACGTTACGACTAGATTTCCGACAGGTAAATCTAGGAGATACGATTAGACGTCATATATCCCTGATACGCTATATGCGCATCAGGGTAATGATGTTATTGTTTCTGTTGTCTTGTCAAAGCAAAACCAAATATTACGGTGGCAAAATACAGTACTTTGATCCCATGTAAGGTGATCAAAGTAGTCTCAGTATCTGCAACATGTCCTGTGATCCACGTGATTACCAGGATAAAGGGAACCATCGCAAGTAGTAGTTTGTAGGATTGCTTGATGTTGACTTTGTAGAGTAGTAAATAGTAGGCTACTGTGATGATGTCAATGGTGGTGACAGTTAAGAAATAGTTTGCTGTAGTCATTGTGTTATACTCCTGTTGTAGTGTTATCATCTTTAAATTCCTTTATAACACCCTACCCAGGATACATAGTCCTGGGTAGGGTATATGACGCGTAGTCTTTTTTGTATCACTTACTGAAATAGCTCATGGTAAATGCTCTTAACAGTAAGTACATCAATAATCCTGTCCTAACTGCTGCTATTTGCGCAGGGGTTTTCACCTGTGCAGCATGCTTGACGAGCTTCTCCGTATCCTGTCTGATACGGATCAACAATGGGTCTTGTGATCTAGAACTCGTGTAGATCCCCTTCATCCGACTTAACAAATACCCCAGATCATCGCGATGTCTATTGATATCCTGTCCAAGATAACTAAACGCGTGTTCGATGATATCATCGACCCATTGTGTCATCTTCTTATTCTTGGAGATCTCTTTGGGGATATACTCCAGGACTTTGATCAAAGTAGTAGGATTCATGACTGGTACTGCACTACTGATGATATCGATCAACTGATCTTTGATAAGACTATTGCGATCTTTTAAGATATCGAACAAGTAACTGCTGTACTTGTTCTTGATATTGATATCATCCTTAAGCTCTACTTCACCATCAAAAAGAGCAAGTTTGCTATCACCACTGATCTTCTTACCTTGATTGTGGATATTGATAAAGATGCCATAGATGTTAACGAGCATACTACGGATACGTGTTTGCGTATCCGTGATGATGTATGCAACAGAAGCTGCTTCTTTACCTTTAGAAGAGATGTCTGGTGACATCGTCTTCAAGGTGTTGCTGTGAAGATGATAGATAATGTCTAGTGCTCTATCTCTGAAGAGTTTACCCCATGAACCTTTCTGCTTGATAGCAAATTTGTTATTAAGCGCTGCAAGTGTTGCTTCTGCTTCACCTACTGAACACTGATATTGCCAATGTACCCACATACGTGAGGTGATGAACTTGTATTGCAATAACTCTAATGCAATAGCAGCACCATTTTCTTTTAATCTCTCAGGTAAAGATGAGATCAATATCACGTGTGCAATATAGACCAGTGCCAGGTTGCAAGGATCTCCTGCAACCTGATAGTACTTCTTCGGGATGAGTTTATCACATCCCTTAGATATATCTTTCTCATCGATACCTAAGATATCATGGAATATCCTCTCTCTGTCAATAGGGGTAAACTTGACATTATAACAACCAATGAGGTTACCACCAAAGAACTGTGCATGATCACGGTTCTTGGTGATAAAGGATGTCTTCATGACTTCCAGCTTATGCACTAATCGTTCATCTACCACTAAGTGCTTGCAAGTAAGATCAAAGACCTCTTTGATAGACCTTGGCTCATTCATCATCACTCCCATCTCTGGTTCTGATGTGACCACGATATACGTGACCTCTATACTTAAGGACATAGTCCTCCATAGTGACACGTATCCCTTCTTGAGTTATAGGAAGATCATTTTTACTGTCACTATCGATGGTGATCAAATAAAGGTTCTCACCATTCATGATGGCATCTTCTTTGAGATGATCGAAGGTATCAAGACTTACTTCTTCATCTTTGACGACATGGATGGTGGCATCTTGATCTTTTTCTAGGATGTCAGATACGATCCGTCGAGCGATGTCCTCATCAGGGACATCGATACCGACAGTATCTTCACTTTCTGTCGTGAACGATGTTCTTTTAGCAATCGCTTCAGATCGGTCATGATAGACATCATTTAAAAGACCTGCGATCGTCTCTGACAAAGAACCGACGATCTTGATCTTTCTTTCGCCAAGTTGCGCTAAAGCTTGATCATACATCGAGACGTATTCATCATCGGGAAGTTTACTTTTACTGTCGGTATATTCTTTTTCTATCATGTCACACTCCTTAGATAGAGAAATTCGATAAGACAGTCACTAACTCATCTGTCTTATCTTGGATGATCTTGATCGATTCTTTACTGATTCTGGCATAAAAAGCAACTTCTGCCATCGAGGTGAATAACTCGATGGCTTTTCTGCGATGTTTACAGATGAAGTCTATCGTGTTAGCTCGATCTAGTGGTACCTGACGATATCTTCTTAACATGCCAGATGCAGCGTGTTTGTGCAATCTGATCTCTGTTAATAAGGGCTTGATCACTTCTACTTCAGCAGAAGGGACATAAGCGATCAGTTCATCGACTGTCGTGATGAAGATCTTGTAACAAGCGATCAGTAGTACTTCAGTGTTATTCACCAAAGTCTCGTTATCCATGTCTTCATGGATCTCTTTTAAGTTAAATATATCACTCATGTGAACCTTTTCAAGTAAAAAGAAGTATTCATCTCCTCCCTCCTAGCATGAATCTTACATGTCTGGTCATGTTTTCTTTACTATTCATATAGAACAATTTCCCGATCTTCTCATCTAACATCGTCTGGTATTGTTCCATGCAGTCACTATAAGACTCAATAATCTCTCTGTACTTGCCGAGTTCATGTCCTGAATAGAGCTGTGCTTTGTCTACGAGTAACACTTGTTCATTGTAGATATAAGCCTTGATCGCCAATATGATCAGTTTGGTAAACTCAGGGATCAGTCTCGGTCTGATGGTGGATAACTCATCATCGTTTTCTAAGATGCATACCAATGTCCCGACTGCTGGAGTCATCGGACTATCGTGGACTAATATTGTATTCTCACCAACCAGATCTACTCGAGTAGACTCTGCTACCTGGGGATCAGAGATAGAGTTTAGTAGATAATCCGTAGCACGATTTAACATCGTGTTCTGACATTGGGTCTGGTATCCATAAGAAACGTTATTTAATCTATACGGCTGGTAGTTGATCGAGATCACTGTGGTGATAGCACGACCACCAGTGAGCTCTTTCGGGATATAGTAAGTAAAAGTATTCTGGTCAGAGTAGACCTGTTTGGCATAGGCTAATGGGATATAAGAGTATACACCATTAGTGACATTGAGATCTTGAAGGACAAACTTCAAGACGACTTCTTCTTTGATTCTTTGTTCTAGGGATTTCGGAGAAGCTCTTTGCATATAGCTTCTGTCGATGAAGGTATTTTCGAGTATCGGTCGAGGGATCTCACGCGTCGCTCTATTGATTGCATGTTGGATAGCATTCATGTTTTCTGTACCTGTATATATGTTGGATAGTCCAAGATTCATAAGAAAACACGAATATCACGTCATTTCCTCGTCAGTCTTACAGACTGTCTCAGATAGCCGCTACGCGGCA